CAAAACCAAAGTCAAAATCTGTATCAAAATCTAATGGGTTCTTAGCCATTGTAACTCCTTACATAAAGAAATCTTCTAATGAGGCTGACTTTTCTACTTGCCAACCAATAGCGTCTAAAATAGTTCTAATAGGTTCAACGAACGCTTTATCATACTGTGTATCATAATCTATGTATTGATCCATACCAAGTTGACGTGGTAATGTACCAGGACAAGCAAAGACATTTTCACGAACAGGGTTAGGTGTTCTCATATAACAGAACTTAATCTTATCACCATCCTGTACAAGAGGAAACCTCTGATCAAGTTTCATCTGTTTGAGCATAGTATTATAGAGTAAAGCTGCTCTTACGTGAATAGGTAATCCCTTTTCACCTAACCTATAAGGTACTTTACCATTAACAGTATCGTGAGTTAACTTAACACCTCTAGGAAACGCCACATCTTCAAAAGGTAGAGTACCAAACTCTTTACGAAACTTTTGAATAAAGGCTTGTGTAGCTTCTTCAGTCTCGTTCATAATAATGTTAATACATTTTTTAATGTTAGCACGACATGCAGCTGGGGTAGATGAACGAACGGCTTCAATACCCATCATCTTGAGTTTAGGTTCAGCATACTGAACGCCTTCGTTATTCCATACGTTGAGAATATATCGCTTCTTAGCAGTCCAAATGCCTTTATTAGCGATAGCTTCTCGCTTCATTTTCATTTTTTGGTCGTAGGCGTTAACATATCCGCTAAGCTGTTCGTAACATGACTCAATAAAAGGTTCAATGCGATCTTCGCATGCACGGTCCAAGAATTCGACGATCTTTCCAACTTCATCGCTTTCATTGAAAAGTTGACTGACCAGAGAGTCAAGCGTAATGTACATAGAATCCGTATCGCATGCAATGACATAGTCTTTATCCTTAGTCTTAAATAATTTGTTTAAGTATTTGTTCATTTCTCTTTCCATCCACTTAATGGAAAGCTGACCTGATAATGTAATAGACTCGGCTAGTTTATTATCAAACCATCTAAAGTACTGATTAGATAATGCACCGTAAGCTGAGTTCAATTGAATCTTTTTAGCTAATTGCATGTTATGGTTTTGTGCAATAGCTTTCTCAGTTGCTTCAGAAGGGTTAACTTCGTGCTCCTTCTTAGCCTCGATCATTCTCTTTTTGTAGATGACACGGTCATCATACATCTTCTGCATTAGTCGGGGAAGAAAACCTTGATAATCTTTATCAAACATACAGCCGCTAGCGGCACAAGTAACGTTGGAAGAAACAAGCTGATTACGTATAGAGGGCTCATTGAGATATCCATCCAGTATCTTTTGTACACCATCTTCACCGTTAATGGCTGAAATATGACCGACATACGTTTCCGGTGAAATATTATATTGCATAATCAAGTGAGGGTACAGAGAGTTCAAGTCAAACGAGACAACCCACTTATGCATACCAACCTGAGGATCCTTGACATAAGCACCGATAATCTGTCTTTCTTTTTCGGTAACTTTAAGTTGAGGAACAACAATGTTCTGACTGAGCAGGTAGTTATGGATAATAACATCCCACATTCTCACAGAGGTGAACGTGTCTTGATAGTTCACCTTAGCATCATAAGCAATAGCAAATACCTGCTCAATCAGTTTCAGTTTATCATCTAGTCTACCGACTAGGTCAACGTCTCGAATGTTATACTCAATGAATAGCTGGTAGTTCTTTTTGTAAAGATCAAAAAGGCTTTCGTATTCAGAGTAATCGAGTTTACGTTCACCTAGTTCAATATTAGCAATATGATCTAGACGATAAGATTCTTGCATAGTAAAGGTAAACTTCCTATACATCTGCATGTAGTCAAGAAGTGCAATACCGGTAGGAATATAAACCTGGTTATCACGACCAGCAATAGTAATTGTACGTTCTTCTAAGAGCTCCCAGGGAGAGATTTTCTTAGCCATACTATCACCGAGAATACGCTTAATACGGTTAACGATGTAAGGAATATCGAAGAACTCAATATTCCATCCCGTAACAATATCTGGTGAGAATTGTTTTGAACGCCATACATCTAAGAACTTGATAAGAAGCTCTTCTTCATCTTTACACTTAATGTATTTTACTTTAGGGTCATCTGTTGTAAACTCACCACAACCAAGAACAACATACATATCGTTCTTTTTCATTGTGATAGCGGTAATCTCTTTATCAGCCTGTTGAATGTCAGGGAAGCCTTGATCGGCTGCAACTTCGATATCGATATTTACAATAGATACAAGTCTAGGATCATAATCAATGTCATTGGGATAATAGTCATTAATAAATGGATAAACGAAGTTGTTAAATCCATAGACAGTAAAGCCTTCGACATCAGAATAGCGTTTAATAAAGTCACGAGCAGCAGAAGGCGAATCAAAGTCGATCCTATCAACTTGTTTTCCTTTTAAGTTACGATAAAGCGATGTGTTATTTTTTGAGTGTGTAAAAAGATACGGTTTACAAGGAATAGTATGCTGTACACGTTGACCATCCTCGTACCCACGTAGAAGAATTTCATTACGATATAAAGAAACGTTAGTGTAAAATTTACTCAAAGAATTTATCCAATGTGCTAGTAGGGAGATCTATCGGTTCAGGATCATATTTTGATTTCAATGACTTCATTATACTATATTCCTTAGCATGATCCAAGGTATATTTTAGTATATCTAAAGCATCTTGTAACCGACTATCTCTTACATCTTTAATAGGTTTACCAAATACACCTTCAAGTACAGAATACATATGAGGTATTGCCCCTCTCACAGGATGTGAATCTAAAGGAGGCAATAGCGGTTGCATCTTAGGTGCATACTCTAAGATTTTTTTACGTATAATGTCTCGGTTGTATTTGTTCATTCTATATTGTAGAATGATATTAAAAATAGATCAATGTTTTTTATGCATGTTTATGTACCAATGAGCAAGTTGTTTTGCTCTTGGTGACGCAGTCTTAGATGATCTAATTTTCTTTAATTGAGATATAGACTTACCTTTAAGACCATGACGAGCCATATCACCCTTATCTTGAGGGTTCTTACCGTCCATAAAGTTCTCTAAGAATGTCTTAAATGTAATCATATACCTATTTATGAAAAGAGGGGCCGGGGCCCCTCTAGTATTACTTGTATGTTGGGTTATAGTGTTTGAAAGCTTCTTTCCAGAAAGAAGAGTAGAGATCATCACTCATCTTTGTCTGCATAGCTTTAAACGACTTACCATTCCAAAGCTGTTCATTAATCTTAGCAAGTTCACTGGTAATAACACCAATTGCACTAACAGTAGCCTTTGCAGCTTCTTTAGTATAAGTTGTTTGTGCATCGATGAAACCGTTAAGACTTTCAGCGATAGTGTTATTAGTTACTATTGATTTAACTACAGCTTTTTTAGTGCTTTGAACTGTATCAATAAATGTGTTTAGCTCATCCATTATTTTGATCCTTCATTGATTATAACTAGTTCGTCTACAGTATACGGCCACATGTTACACATCCTTCAAGAATACATAACCAGTGACAGCAGTAACTAAGAGGGTAATGGCGTCTATCATCTTACCACTCCTCTGGCTACTCTGTAAATGTCACATCTGGCTACACCAATGTCGGATAACTCTCTATCTGAAAGAGCACTTAATTCACGAACAGTCTGTTTCATTCTCGATTGGCTTCTTAGCCAACGAGTTACTTTTCTACCTATCTTTGTCATATTACTTGCCTTTGCTATCTTTTTCTTCAGTCAAAAGTTGCTTTGTATCAACAACTTTACTCTCAGTAGCAGTATCAGTAATATCGATCTTCTTAGGCTTCTTTGAATCTGGAATGATGTTTTCCAACCATACCTTAAGCATACCGTTAACAAGATCGGCACCCTTAATTTCTACTGTATCTGCAAGAGAGAATTTACGTGTAAATGAACGATCCGCAATACCCTTATAAAGGTATTCGTTATCCTCTTCACTGCCAACAGCAGAGTTTCCGGAGATAACAAGTGTTCCATCTTGAAACTCTAGATCAAGATTATGCTTACCGAAACCGGCAACAGCCATTTCGATTACATACTTGTTTTCATCAACTTTAACGATGTTGTATGGGGGATAATTTGGGATTACTTTTGCAAGTGTTGTCTGTGCTTCTTCGAAGCGCTTGAGCATAGGCTCATAACCAACGAAAAACTTGTCAAAAGATGGAATATCGAAAAACTTAAGATTTGTCATATAGACCTCCTATTAAGCAAGGTTGAATGTAACGTAGATCCTAAAAGGCATCTACATAAATATATATAATAGCTTTCCATTAAAAATGCAAGAGTCTGATATGAAAAATTTAGTTACCATCACAGAAAAAGCCAAAAAATATATGTTAGATGCTTGTTTTTCTGAAAACAGCAGTTCTATAAGGTTAGAAGTAATAGGCGGTGGCTGCGCCGGATTTAGCTATAAGTGGGAAGTTTCTGAAAAACAAGATCCTTTAGATAACACAGTTCCTTTGGATGGCAGTCATAATCTTATTATAGATGACGTAAGTCTATTATATGTGATAGGCACTATAATTGATTATGAGCAGAAACTTGGTAGTAGTTCCCTTGTAATCAAAAATCCTAATGAAACTTCGTCATGTGGCTGTGGTAAATCTTTCAGTATAGGTTAACCGGAGTAAGTAAAATAGATATCATACCTCAGTCGTATGATATGGAATGGTCACAATGTTATTGGCGTTTAAACTACTTTTACCATGAAATTAAAGAATATCGCTGGCCACAGTGGGACGTTAAAGCTGATTTCAGCAAACAGGACGTTAAGAATGCTTGGGTTGAAGCAGTGAATAAACCTGACTCGACTATAAGAATAAGAATAACTTGTCAAAATGGAAAGTATATAATTCTAGATACAAGATAGGAGATATAATGATACCTACTGACCCTAAAGAAGCTGCTAATATTGGCAAACAATGGGGTGAAGTGATCACAGATTCTGTGTTTGGTATTTCTGATGATTTGAAAAAAGTAAAAGCGAAGAATCAGTCTATCAAAGCTCGTAATGAATTAGTTAAAATAAATAATGAAATAGCACGTAATAACAATCTATTACGTCAACAGGCAATGAAAGAATTAGCTGATGAGCAAGAACGCCAAAGAATGGCAAGAATGTCACCGGCACAAAGAGAAGCATATAAGAAAGCAAAAGCGAAAGCTGAGCTTGATGAACGAAATAGACGAGTAGAGGCTGAAAATACTAAACAGATCATAATTGCATCATTAATAGGTATATTTGTATTATTTGCAATTGGTATGGGTGTATTGTTTGTGTTGAGACATTAATATGGAAGTTTTTGTTAAATTATTAGCCGATGTAGGCTTTCCAATTGCAGCTGCAGCAGCTGCTGGATACTTTGTATTCAAAATGATGCAATTTATCTTAGGAACCGTTATTAAATCTATTAAAGGTCTACAGGCTATTATTTCTGGTCTTGATGCACGAGTAAGAGTTATTAATAATGAAATCGTCAAGACTGATAAACTACTATCTCAAATAATAGATGTTCCTACTGATCCTGAAATTAGTTCAAGATCGGATGATATGAGAACACTAGTCAGGGACGAAGATGGCGGAGAAAGAAGAGACGAACTTCGTGATTGAGGAAAAGAAAAAAAGAGATGGTACAAGGTATTACTGCGTTTATAATAATAACAAATCAAGATTACTAATGCTTACAAAATCAATAAAAATAATAAGGAATATACAAAATGGATAACATAGGTGAACTTATTAACAAATATGGGTTTCCTATTATTGCAGCCGGTGGAATGGGGTATTTCATTTATTTCATCTGGATGTGGACGACCACTGAAGTTAGTCCTGTGCTAGCAGAAGCTAACAAAACACTTGTTGGTCTTATTGATAGAGTTAGACGTTTAGACAATGATCTAATTAGATTAAATCAAAAATTAAAAATGACAGTAGTGTTAAAACAAAAACCAGATTTTAGTAGAGCTGATATCAAGAAATATGATGACGATATATCTAAGTCATCTGTGAAAAGGAGAGACTAATGAAAAAGATTCTTATTGCAACAGCATTTGCTGTATTAATGTCGACAAGTACGTTTGCAGCATCTAAACCTGTAGACCCAGCAACCGCAGCAGCAAACAAAGCTCGTATTGAAGAAGCTATTAAAAAGAATAAAGAACGTAAAGCAGCAAAAGCAGCTGCAGAAGAAGCGCTCAAGAAAGAGTGTAAGGCTAATCCTAAGTTAAAGAAGTGTGCTAAAGTAAAGAAGAAGAAATAAAATGAAAAAACTTATTTTAATTAGTTCATTACTACTATCAACTACTGCTTTTGCAGGTACTAATATTCTTTCTCTATCACCAGGAATAACTAATAGTAATATTATGTTTGGTGGTGCAATTGCTATGCAAGTTGAAAAAGCTCATCCTACTGGTAAAATTACTAAAGGTAAGCCAACTAACAAATTAGAAGCTACTGATGAGTTTCCAACAGATGATGGTCAACTTATTGATGATAATGGTGAGGTAGTAGTAATTACTACTGATCCTAGAGAATGGAAAGGTATTGAAGAGGGTGGATGGGTACCAGAACTAGAACCAAAATGTGCATGTATCGGTAATATACACGTTCCTTTGGAAGAACTAGAACACGTATATCCAGAAGATTAATTACTTACTAGTAGCTCTATACACACCATCAAAGCCTTTAGGTGGGCCATCTTCCATACGCTCGAGCATCATGTCATAATAGTGCTCGAGCGCTCCATTAAAGCAAGTCTTTAATTCTTTTGCAAGTTTAGTTGCACCACCCCAATTACCATCATAATAATAAGATAAGAATCTCCAATGAGTTCTTTCTTGATTGTTTGCCCAATCGGCATCATTTATAATGGTATAAATCTTCACACCTTCTTTTTTACCTTTAACCGCAATACAATCTAATTCAATAACATTGTATGCATGTTTTACCTGACGAGCGGTTTCTGGTCCGAGTATGATTTGTACTCCATAGTTTTTTGATTGTCCTTCAAGTCTGGATGCGAGATTAACATTATCACCCAAGCAAGTATAATCAAAACGTTGTACACTACCCATGTTTCCCACAACAACATTACCAGTATTGACACCCAGTCCCATGCCGAACGGGGGTATTCCCTCTTTGGCGATTTCATCATTAAACTCCTTCAACTTGCCTAACATTTTAGTAGCTGCATCAACAGCATGTAATGCATGTTTTGGATCATCAAGCGGTGCATTCCAAAATGCCATTTGAGCATCACCAATATACTTGTCTAGTGTGCCATTAGATTCTAAGATTGACTGAGTCATTGCAGTCATATAACGATTCATTATTTTCGTGAGACCTTGGACATCAGTCCCATAATGCTCAGATATAGAAGTAAATCCACGAACGTCAGTAAACATGATTGAGAGTTCACGGGTCTCTCCTCCTAGTTGTAGAAGTTCTGGATTCTTCTGTAACTTCTCAACCATGGCTGGTGATAGGTAAGTTCCAAATTGCTTCTTGATTTGTAACTTCTGCATATATTCACTAATCATTCTTTGTGCAATGATAGTTGCATAAACTAAGAATGTAGATAGAATAATAAAGCTGTTATCCCATAGTTCTTGTCTTGTTGTATAGAGATAATTAGAACTATAACCTAATCCTGCTAATACTACTAACAAAATAGGAACAGTCCATAGAACAGGTACTCTCGGTATTACTAGAATAATAGCAAGACCAATTAATACTGTTGCAAGTAGCTCTACAGTTTCTGCAAATGGATAACGGACAGGTGTTGTTCCTGAGAATACAGAAAGAAGAGCTTGTGCTTGTACATCCTGTACAAATTTTTCACCATGTGGAGTTGCAACTACAGAAGATACACCAGAAGCTGCTACACCAATAATAACTAGTTTACCTAATACATCTTCTGCTTTAACGTCAAGAAACTCTACATGCTTAAAACGACTAGAAGGGTCAATCCAGATACGGCCGCGAGCATCAGTGTCAATAGTCTTAAATTGTGGTATACGTACAGCTTCAATACCAGCTTCTCCAGACTTAATTTGGAACGATGGGTCACCTGTTAATGTCCTAATAATTTCTAAAGGTAGGGATGGATATAGTTGTCCTGCAATATTAACAACCATTGGCATACGGCGAACAACACCGTCTACTTCTGGTGTAGATGCAATAACGCCAACACCAGCAGCATTATCGGCAAACTGTTTTAATGGAGCAACAGCACCAGGCCAGCCATAAGCAAAGGGGAGAGGGTCAGAACCAATTGCAGCAAATCCCCTTCTAGCTGCATCAGGTTTTTGGGTTTGGTTGGTAGGAACTTGAGCAAGTACGATACCACCTGATCCCACAGCTTGTGCAAATTCATTATCGTGTCCACTTCTATCTGGTTCCGAAAACAAAATTGGAAATACTATAGAGCCTACTTCATAGGAACGAAGTTTATCAATTATATTGGCAAACTCTTTACGATCAATAGGCCACTGACCTAACTTTTCTAGAGTCTTATCTGTTACATCAATAATAACAATATCTTCATTAGTAGTTACTTCTTTACTTTTTAAAACAAGATCAAGCGATTTCAATTCTAATAATTGAATCGGATAGGGATTTAACACCTTAAGTGTAATAAGAAGGATAAGAACAATTAAAGAAATAAAGAAGTTTTTCATTAGTATTGATTCACTATCAAAGGATATGGATTACAAGAAGAAATCCCACAATATTGTTGAATACTGAAAGATTGGTTAGTAGCGCTATTTTGAGTGACAGAAATAACGTAACTATCAAAACTGCCAAATAAATCTATTTGAGCACTATGATTGCCACCACCCTGCTGATCAAAACTAACACTGCTGTTATTTAGGTTAGTTGCAGAGAAGTTAATTGATGAATCACCAATTTGAGTAGCAGTTACAGTATTATAGCTACCAGTAAGATTTAATATGTTGTTTCCAGCATAACTAGGTGTAGTTAATAAGAGAAATAGTAGAAACTTTTTCATTGTTGGTTCCAATAAATTATTTCCATAGTTCCGTCTTGATATTCAACAATTGCTGAACAAGTTTCGACCCAATCGCCACAATTGAGGTACGTGATATCCAATATATCTCGTTTGTTAGGATGATGAATGTGACCACAAATAATCCCACCACACCCATTAGATTTCGCATAATCGCTGAGAGTATTTTCATAATCACCTATAAAGTTAACTGCAGTTTTTACTTTGTATTTTAACCATGCACTTAATGACCATGGTTTTTGATTAAGTATATTTTTTATCTTATTAATGTATGTGTTGAAAATTATAGAAACATCGTATGCCCAAGACCCTAGATGTGATAACCACTTTGCATGTTCTATTACTACATCAAATTGATCACCATGAATAACTAGATACTTCTTACCATCTACTCCTATATGATAGTCCTTATCTATTAATTTTATATTACCAAAATCATGTTCACCAAAACTTCTTAGAAACTCATCATGATTACCAGGAATATAAATTACCTCTGTACCCTTACGTGCCATTCTCATTAATTTTTGAATAACATCATTATGAGTCTGCGGCCAGTAAAACGACTTATGTAATGCCCAACCATCTATAATATCACCGACAAGATACAGCTTATCACATTCAAACGTCTTAATAAACTCTAATAACTGATCAGCCTGGCTCATTCTAGTGCCAAGATGAATATCTGATATAAAGACCGTCTTATATTTCATCATAGTGATTGCTTTATTGTTACTGTTGTTGAACCTGCATTGTTTACTACTTGTTTTATTGATATATTATCTTGTGTAAGATTATATGTCATTGCTCCAGTGCTAGGGGTATTAAGTTCTGCATAATGATTGACATCTTCTCTATAAAGTACTACGTTATCCATATCGTCAGTAAAGAATTTTAATCCTGCACCTTTATTGTATTTTTCATAATTAGGAAGTAATGAATTAAACTCTTCTAATTCACTTTGTAAAAATTGTGAGCTCTGTACATCAAGAACATTAAGTAAAAAGTTCTGTTCTAGATAGTTTACATCTAATCTAGTATTAATGAGAAAGTCTTTATTTAATTCATCATACTTAAGAAAGTCTACGTTAAGAAAATCTTGATCTAGAAAATTCTTAGTAACTGTTACTTCTTCGTCTTTCTTTTTCAGTTCTCTAGGCGGTGTTACAATCAGAAGATTATTAATTTGTGATTCTGATAGTTCTAGTATAACCGGTTTAGTTGGTAGTTTACCTCTTGTATCTACTGCAGTAGCTTGAAAAGGTTTAGTTAACCATACTTCTCCAGCATCTGTCATAACTACTATTTGACCTGTGATACAATCTTTTTCAACATCTCTGAAACCGACAGGGCAAGAAGGTAAAAGAATAATAGTACTGCGACCAATTTCATCAACTGTTGAAGTAAAATCGGTACCTCTAACACCAATCGTAGCAGATGGTGTTTCAACTTTAACTTGTTGTGGGTCATTTTTAGCAATCTGTCCTGATGTATACTTAACCGTTCCTAATGCAATTTTAACAGCAAGTTTACCTGCACCCTTATTAGGATCGTAAACAAAGTTATCTATTACGAGCTTACTCTGCTCGGTGATATGAACTTGTGTTTGATCATCGAATGTTATACCTGCTTTTGCATTAGCAGTTGTCACTGTATCATTCATCTCCACCTTTGAGCTAATCTCAGAAGGTATAACATCCTTATCACGTTTAATTTCAGTCGGACCAGACTGTTCTGTAACTGTACCTACAGCAGCATTAGTTGGTGTAATTGCTGTTGATATGCATAGTGTTGCCAGAACCAGTAATAGTCGCAGTAACGCTACTATCAACTCCACCACCTTGTCCTATAGTTACATCGTTAGTTGCACCAACAATAGTCAGAGAAGCATTATGACCATTTGTTCCTGCAGCACCTGTTTGATTAATTGATACTGTATTACCGTTACCACCTGAAATATCAACAGATGATTGCGCACCAGCAATTGCCGATGTATCGTTATTAATTGTTACTTCGTTATTATCTGATTGTATATTAATTGTAGATGTGCTAGCTGATGTATCAAAGGTACGGTTAATTATATTACTAGAACCGTAAATTGTATCAGTCATAGTGATAGATGAACAAGTAACACAAAGTAGACTTAGTTGGTTAAAGCTACCAGTAAACGAATGTGACAATGTGTTATTATCACCATCTACAGAAACTGCAGCTGTGTTATTATTACCTATTTGATCTATTGTAATGGCATTCGAATTGCCATTTATTACCGCATGATTTGTAGAATCACCAATGCTGTTACCGAGACCAGTTTGTGTAAGATTGATTGTAGAACTATTACCAATCTGATCTATAATTACTATATTACTCGCAGCATTTGCATATTGAACCATAACAAAGAATGACAAAATAGTTGCCAATCTTGTTAGTAGTTTCATTTTTACCTCTTATCTGGTTTATATTCCCAAAGCTTCTTTCTCATACCTTCTTTGACCATCTGTACAACTGCTTCCTCGATTGCAATTCGAATTGCATAAGTTGTAGGCTCATTTACATTATTACCAGCCTCAAACTCTACTGTAGTTGTATTCTGATCTACAAACTTTAACAAATTACCATTTGTACCTGTACTAAGGATAGTTTTAGATACACCTGTTGAAAGAAGAATCTCTCCATTATTGATTGAAATTAATCTGAGTACTACTGTTACTTCATCTTTACGGTATTGCTGTGAAGCACCGATACCTAGAAGACGAGCACCAGCACCACCAGACGCTACGTTGCTGTCATAACCTACTACTCCACCCTCAATCATAATACCTGCGACGATCAGTGGTTGAAGTGGTTTCGCTTCTTTACCTTCATAAACTTCTCTTTGACTCTTTATAAGTTGTCTTTCTTTTACCAAATTATCTAGACTTACTCTTTCAACAACTTTAAACCAAGTACCGTTGCCAGCATCTTGAAGAGCCTTAATCATAAACACTTCTGAACCTTGTGATACAGCTGTACTAAGATCAGCAAATCTATCATTAGGTTTTCTTTGTCCTGTTAGATCGCTAAACTTATAAACAGCAATAGGAATAGGATCACTACTAGGAGGTTGAAGATTAGTTAACTCATTAAATCTTTTTTTATAAATTGGTGTTGGCATTTCTGTCTTTAGTTCATCCCTGTAATCATTCTTAGGGTAACTATTACATCCTACCAATACCAATGCTAAACTAATAGCATATAATATTTTCATATTGCAAGACTTCCTAAAGGAACTGTTATGTCAGTTGTCAATCCACCAGAATCTGTTATTGTTAAATGTACTCCATCAGTAGTTGATTCCCAAAATACATGTGAACCACCTACATCAAAAGAACCGGTTGTTAGTCCTTGATCGGAGAATAATTGTTCTGCAATCTTCTGTGAGAGAGTTGCATATATTCTACTTTCGAGGTTGTTTAAAAATTTGGCAAGATTAGTATTCTTAGCATCAGCAGCTGCTTTTGCTTCAGCAGCTTTTTTGTCTTCTATAAGTTTCATCTTACGAGTATATTCTTGATTTTCTATCGTAAGAACATGTGAAGACCACCCTTCACCTGAGAATGAAGGGTTGTTAAACTTAAAGACCATCTCAGATGCAGCTGCAGGAGTTATTGTTAAAAAACCTGCTAAAACATATCTAATCATAAATACCTCCGTGATATTTATAAATTTCAATATGAAAATTTAATGAATTTAGTTGATGGAGACGATATTATGACTAAATTAGATGAATTATCTGCAAAAGATGTTGCAGAAGCAAGATCACTGCATACTGAATTGGTAAAGAGTGGTGATGAAACAGCCAAACATTTCATATACTGGTATAGTTGGTTTTGGGCAATAAGCTCAACAGTATATTTTTTCTGTGTAACATTTATTCATCTTCCAGAAGGTGGAAGAGATTTTGCCAATATTATTCTAGGATTCTTGCTTGGTACTGCCGTAGCAACTATCATAGGATTTTTCTATGGTAACAGCGAAAAAGGATCATAACAATGAATGCTAAGACTTTAGAAAAAGGTTCAAAATACGCTCAGTTCGACGTTGATGGTGATGGTACAGTTAGTGATGAGGAAATGAAAAAAGCCGAGCAAATGATTGAGTTTGAAAATAAAGACAAAAAAGAAGACCAGTTAAGAAGAATGGCTTGGGTTGCCATGCTCTCAATGGTCTTGTTTACTCTTATTCTATTTTCACCTATAGTAGATAATGCAAGAATAGCTGCGTTAGCAAGTCTACTTCAGATGTTTTATATTGCACAAGCTGGTGTTGTTGCAACATTCTTCGGTGCTAGTGCATATGTAGCACAGAAGTAATTATAGATTACCTGGTTTTACCATAAGATCAATCCCTGATTTCTCTTCGTCATACTTGACCTGAGTGATCAGGGATTTCTTTTTCTCTATATCCCATTCTTTTAGATAATCATTTTCTTTATCAAAAAGAACTAGATAATCATCTTCTGTAATTTCTGTTACACGAGATATTTGTTCACCAAGCCATTCTTGACTGAACTCTTCTGCTTCTTCCATTGTAACTGTATCTTTAGCATGTTCTTCATTTTCACAACGAACAACATAAGAAGTACGATAAGAAGAAACAGCGTCAACGAGAAACAGTTTCATCTAACTTCCTCTCATCATATTCTTGTCTTGCAATTACAAACCAGCCAGTAAAGGCTGTAACACACATACCAAGCTCACCCCAGTTGCCACCTATAATACTTAAAATAGCACTGATAACTATAGTAGCCAGAATAAAAATAGTTAACTTATGTGAAAATTTCATTACGCAGCCCTCACTGTAAAGTTAGAGTACTTACCATCACGGTTCAATTTAGAGACTGCATCAATCCAAGACTTAGCTTCTTTTTCAGAAGTGAAGTGAATCTTATCAGTTACTGTAAGTCCGTTAAGAACACCTTTTGCAAGAGTCTTTTCGAACTCAACGATAATAGGATAGAGATCTTTACGTGCTTCATAGATAGACATCAGAGCCTCCTTTGTTGAACTATATTATTAATATAGCTCATTTCCGTAAAAAGATCAACTGTTTTTTTTACTTAGAAGACTTAATTTTTACGTTACTAAAATGTGCCCATTCAGCGTAACTATTATCAATACCAGCACTAGTCATAGCGTATGCCATTGCTGACGTATCCTTAGGGAAACAAGACCCGCCGTATCCATATTCACCATCAGGACCAGGCTGATTCCAATGACTATATCCAAGTCGTGGTTCTGTACTGATAACGTTCCTTACACGTGTATACGAGTAGCCCATATTATCACAAAGTGACTTAAGATTGTATGCTTGGATTGTACGTGCAGCTAGAAGACTGTTAATTGCAATCTTTGCAATACATGCTTCTACTGGATGATCCATAAATTGCTGGATCTGGAAATTATGGTTAAATTCACTATTGAGTTGTTTTACTCTTGCACCACCTGCAATGCTAAGAATAGGATTCACTGCATCTGTATTCCAAGATGCTTTACGTAAAAACTCTGGCCATACAATAAGATTATCCTGTAGAATCTTATAGACATCTTCAACAGACTTAGGATCTAAAGTACTACGAATGACTGTAGTTCCTTTAAATCCTTTATCTGATGCCATATTAATCGTATCAAGTACGATTTCTTTTTGATAGGGTGATACGTCAGTTTCATTTACAGATGGTGTAGGGACACAAACAAAATGCCATTTAGCATCTGACCAGTTCTTAACAATATGTTCTTGAAACGGGTCATTGATACCAATATCATCTTCTGCAATACCTGCTTCTAGAAGAGATAATTGAGTTGCTTTACCTACATAACCAAAACCAGAAATAATAAACTTAGACATATTCACCTCAATAATAAATGGTGGACAGGGTAGGACTCGAACCTACACTAAGACCGTTATGAGCGGCCGGCTTCACCTTTAAGCTACCCGTCCTAAAATGGTATATCATACACTTCACCGAGAGCAATTTGCACTTCGGTAGAATGTATCTTATCTTTTAATTTATCTATTTTTTCTTTGTTTTCTTCCCAGATTGC